TTTAATTTCAAGGTCATATTACTATGACTGCCTGAAGGTGAATCCATTTAGGAGGTAACTTCATGTCAAAAGTGCAAGATGAAAATCGAACACTCCGACGGGTGAGCCAACATTTGCTGGCTTTAGGCTTCACAAAGGCCGAAGTTTCAAGATATACGGATAAAATCCGGTCTTGGCTACGGAATAGTGGAGCTGAATGGACTGTAGAGAGATTAAAATCTCTTAAACAGGCCATGGTTACGATGCTCTCAACCGGTGACCATTATGTGGTTCCCCAAGGTTGGGCAACACGTCAGAACCGCGAAGGCAAAACAATCTTTAAAGATAGTTTTGTTCACGAAGTGTTCTCAAAAGCCTTCATGAACCGCAAGGTTGCTGAAGGTTTTCTCAGAGTCTATACAAGTATTAAACTTGTTAGCCTAAGTGAGAAACAGGCACAGAAATTAGTCGCCGCTGTAGAAAGCGACGAAATTGTCTGTCTATCTACACTAATGGAGGAAGTTCGTAAGAACCACTCAATTAGGAGAGTAGGAAAGAGAAAGGCTCATCACCTTTACTCTGTTGGGTCTGACTCCAAAGTGCTTTTTGATTATATCAATGGTACTAAACGAGCTCCTTATTGGGAATCCATCACTGGAGTCCCGAAAACAGCCCCTAGAACCGAGGTTAAAGTATTTGACTTTGAGGAATTACTCTCAAAAGACAAATCTTTACATCTCTTGTGGAAAAAGCATCCACATGCTGTATCATATAGACTGACAGGGAGTGAAAACTACCCTTATTTCTATGAACATGACGCAGACTTTGTTGATGTACCTGCTGGTGTACTATCCGCCTTACAAGAAGGTGGAACGAAAGTACGATGGATTGCTAATCCATCGCTAGTACTCCAATCCTTTGGCGAACCATTGAAGGATCGATTATTTGCTTACGCAAAGAACTCGTATCCTGAGGTTAAAACACACGACCAGGATTCTGGACGTGAAGACGCCATGCGGTGGATTCTGGAAGGACGAAAAGTGTATAGTTACGACTGTTCATCTTTCACTGACCGGTTCCCCGTCAAGATTCAAGAATACGTTCTTGAGCAGCTCAGGGAAATGAATATCATCGACGAGTTCGATGTTGATTCATTTGACCTAGTTATGTCTAAGAGTTGGTACTCGAAGGACCTAGGCAGGACAATTCGTTGGAAAGTAGGACAGCCTTTAGGCTATAATCCTTCCTTTCATTTAGCAACGATTGCCCATGCGATGGTTCTAGACTCACTGGATAGTGAGAAAAGCCATCTCTGGAGAGTCGTAGGTGATGATGTTATCATCGCAGACGAATCGCTGGCACATAAGTACCATTCGTTTATGACTGTGAAGTGCGGGGTTGAAATCAATTCCAGCAAATCTGTCATATCAACGAAAATGGCGGAATTCCTTGGGAAATTAATATTTCCAAATGGCGTCAATGACGCTATCAAGGTAAAAATTCCGGAAGAGGAGTCACAGTATGTCAAATTAATGGCATATTATGGTCCTGACTTCTTGAAGTTTGCAAACAAAGAAGAATATCTCTTTTGTCTTGCAGCCTTCCTCCCAGTAGAACTGGGGGGTCTCGGGATTGCTCCCGAGGGGATGAGCTACTCAGATTTTGTTTCGTGTTTAGACACTGACAAAATAAGAGAAGCACTCCTGCTTAGTGAAGTTCGTGAATTTCACGACGATAAGGTCCGTTCTGGACGTTTCCTGGCAGAAAGTTCATTCCTAGAGGTTAAGAGTCAGATAATGACTCGGAACTCGAAGACTCTCTCTACCTTGGGGCTAGGAGATATAATCTCCTACCTCCGTGACAGTTCCATCTTCCTTAACGGGATGACTGGGTTACCAGCCATAACTCCCGCGCGTAAACGCTCGGAATCCTCCACCGTTGACACCAGCTGGTGCAACATTGTAGATAAGATGTGGTATCTTTCAGATAATGCAAAGATAACAAGTGTTCTGTCTGATGACGAAGCAGTAGTCAGGTTTACTAAACATGGCTACAGTCTCAATAAGTTCAAGGGCAATTCCGCCCAAGAACGCCGCTCAAACCTTAAGAGTACAACTCTAACAGGTGCGACATTTAACTCTATAAAGGATAGAAATCGTGAAAACGACCAATACCCCAAACAAAGCATCAAACTCTTCAACCGTGAAGGTAGACGAAAAATCATCCAACACTACAACGGAGAGAAGTAACCGCCGTTCTTCCGTAAGGAAAGTAAAACCACAACCAAAAGGTAACCCTATGGTTAAGTTTGACTCGGCTAAGCGTACTCTAGAACTTGGTATGATTTATAATCATATCCAAGGTGGAGCAGCAACCCAAACAAAACTCGTACTGGACCTTTCCAAACTCGATGAATTGTCGAGACAATTGGTGGTGCAGGCAGCTAAGCTGGGCTCTTGTCTGTCTTCGAATCAACAACTACTTGGTAGTGTTGTCAAAAGGGTTGACAAGGAAGGGAACGAAATTGAGATTTCTCAACAACTTCCCGGAGATAAACTTCAAAATATCATCAATAGAATTGTTGATATCAGAAGTAAAACCTCTAGTTCCGACTATGCAGAGTCTTCGAGTAATCTCGATGAGGGCAAATCGGCATAATTAGGTCAACTGGGTTATACCCCGTTATCTAATTTTATTTTGCAAGAGGCTTTGGAGCCAAGTGTACTCATTTGTACACTCGAGGAGGTTCGAAA